GTTCACCTTTCATAAAAGTATAAGCCTCTACAAGAGAACCATAAAGCAAGGCAAACGGTGCATTTGTACTAACCCAAGTTGTACCACTATCGGCACCTGCGGTCAAACTAGCAGGTCTGTAGAAATAGTGTAACTCTATGGTGTAATTGCTGTCTGGTGTTGGTGCTAAAATAAAGTTGTTCTCATCAAATCGTGCAAAGTATTTAGGAAGACCAGTTGTAGATGCACTAGGTGTGTACTCTCTTAAAAAGTTTACATCTTTCTGAAGTAAAAAGCTCTCTGAACCAGAAGTAGTTATTTGCAAAGAAAATGATGCTAAATAATCTGAAGGCACTGTCAAAAACTGATCTGACGAGGTTAATGCACTTGTTACATTTTTTCTAAAATAATCAAGATCAACACTCTTCAATATTTTTTCTTCCGAGGCTTTGATAAAGTCTGGAAGGTGCGTAACAAAAGTTGACTCACTATTGTCTGTGTAATCTTGTATTGCTGTTTTTAATTGTGCTAATGTAAAACTCATTTAAGTCCCCAATGTAACTGGGCCAGCAGTAATTCTACCACCACCACCTTGTATTCCACCTGTTGTTGCCGTACCACTACTAGCAGAAAAACTATATCTGTTGTCATCAATCTTAGTTACAGTATAGCCACTTGCACTTTCAAGTATAGCTTTTGTAAACCCATCAAAGCTAGATACATTTCTAAATCTAACAGTATCACTTGTTGATCTACCATGAGATGGTTCCAACACTGTTATCACTGCACTACTAGCCGTACTAGTAAATGGATTCAAACCAAGAAGATTCTCTACAGTCACTTCTGTCCTTGCATCCACTCGTGGTTGATACAAGGCTGTTGGATCTGGTCCAGGATGATTAGGCTCTAATTGTGGATGTTTAGCTTCATATTCATCAGGTCCAACTTTCAAACCATTCCATTCTGTTCGCATCTCTCGTAATCGATAACGAAAACCAGATCGATCTGAATATCCCCATGCTTTTTTTCCTGTTGTAAATCTAGCCATGCTTCTTATAGTCCATCTTTATTTTTTCTTCTAAGTGACTTATTAGAATCTTTCTCATCTTTTCTGCTCTATGTCTATTTGTGAAAGAGTATTCACGAATGTCGTCATTACTTAAACGAATAGAAAAATTATAAAATGCTCCAGACTTTTTGATAGGTGAAGCACTACCAGAAGCTATCTTGCTTGTATTAACTAAAGTTCCAAATTTTGTTTCAATAATATTTGTCATATTAATAACTATAGTAGCTCATACTAGGTGTTAACTTTAAAGGAGTGCTATTAGCATCCTCGGCTGCTGCTCGTTGAAACTCTTCTTCATAAACTGATTTTAATAGTTGAATTCTGTCTGGTGCTTTTTTCATAGCTAAATAGTATGCAAGTCCAGCTACCATACAAGGTAAAAACCTAAATGGAGCATCTGTTGTGTTAACCAAAGCATCTGCATCTTGAATACGTCTTACATAATAATAAACAAGAGTATATGTAGCATTTGGTGTTGCCCACAAAGTTATTGTAGGAGTAACTTGTCTATCAAAAAAATATTGACTTGGTTGTCCAGTGGTTGATTTATTAGGAATAGTTAGATACTCACTTCGACTCATTTGAGTTAAAGTAAAATCAGTACCACTACTATTTCTTAAAACAACTTCCAAGAGATCGACATGAGTAGCATCGAAAGAATAAGTTGCCGTACCAGAAGTAATAGATTTAGTATCTTGTGTAACTGTCCACATGTTTAGTCCTCTGTTTGCCCAATCAGCAAACATAAGGTTCATAGAACGTCTGGCAGTCTTCGCATCGTAACCAGTACGCATCTCTAAGCCACAACGCTCATAAGCCTCTTCTATTATTTCACCGACATCTAAGTCAAAATCTCTTGAATTTGAAGTTGCCATTTACTTCTTCTTTCTTCTTAACGACTTTACTCTTCTAGGAGCACCTGCTGGTTGTCCTAATTTATTCTTTTGTCTTATTCTACTACGTTTTTCAGTAGAAGTCATCTCCGAAGCAGTCTTCGGAGTTTTCGAAGACACTCTTTTAGTTGGACGGCAATAAGGCGTGCCCCTCTTTTCACCTTTTTGACGACCACAAGCCTTGCCTGTTTTAACATCTTTCCAATCCTCCTTAAACCATCTTTTTAAGGCTAATCCTTTTTTTGTTTTTCTAACTGCCATTATCTATACTTTGTGACTTTACGTCTTTCATTTAAAACTTGACCACAACCTCTAGCTACATTTTTCTTCTTGGATTTTCTTTTTGTAAAAGCTTTACCTTGTTTAGCAGTAATTACACCACCTTCTGCTTTTTTCTTTGACTTGTTTCCGTAATTTGCTGCACCTACCTTACGGCACTTTGCAATAGCTCCTCCAGCGTAAGCACTTGGAAAAACTTTAAACCTTGCTTTTACTTTGTGATAACATGCGTCTTTTGGCATTTCTTAACTCCTCAAATCCACTGACCCTGTAACATCTACAAGACCATTTTTTTCTTCCACATAATAAACAATATCTAACTGGACTTCCTCTGAATATTTTTTGTTTTTCGTTTTCTTTTTTTTCTTTTATTTCCACTTGTAACTGACTTCGTTATTTGTTTTGGTATTGAGCTTCGCAAGATTGTCATTTGGTTTGCTCCTTCTTATAAAATCTTCCCACAAAGGTTTAATCATTTTATGATTTTCGGATACTTTTTCTGCCATGATAGCTGTTCTTTTGTCTACTTCAATAAGAGTTTGAATAGACCAACCAATGCCACCTGCAAATAATATAATACAAACACCTGTTCCTATTTCCTTAATATTCATTAGCACTTCCACCTTCTTCTAGCTTGTCTTAAACGACTATTAGGATCTTTTGCAGCTTTAGGAAATTTTTTCATTTGCCCTGCTGATCGTGCACAATATGATTTGCGTCTATTTGCAGCCTTACTACCTTTTTTAACTTTGCCAGTAACAGCTGTTTTTAACTTACTTCCAGGATTCTCTCGTCTATATCGAGCAACACCTGCTTTAGTCATTCCCGCTCCAGTTTTCGTGGAGCGGAAATATTTTTTTGTTTTCGGCGGTTGCTTATCTGCTTTTCTTGTCATGATAAGAATATAGTCAACTTGTTGCCACTGCCAGTGAATGCAGATAAATAAGCACCACTCTCTGCTAATATGCCATTGTCTGGAATATTAAGAGTGTGTAATCCAGTTGGAAAACTTTGTGCAATCAATGTGTCTCCACCATTGCCGTTTGTTATAGTTAAAGCACCAGCAGAGTTACCAAATACTACTATTTGTCTAACTCTCGATCTTGCAGGTCCTACCACAGCAGCGGAGTCTCCTTGATCTACATTAAAGGCTTTTACGTCAGATCTTGATCCTGCCATATTAAACTCCTATTAAGCTTCGTAACCCATTAATTCAATGAATAACTTACCAGCTGTGTAATCTGCGTCTGTTGCAGCACCAGTTGTTAGATAAAGAAACTCATCTGCTGCAGGAACACCAGTGAAATAAACTTTACTTCCTAATGTTGCATCACCTGCGTTAACTAGTAATGTTTCTGTTAAATCAGCAATAGCTCCATCTTCAACACCAGTACCTTCTGTAGCAGAGTGTATGTTGATGTCTGGATCACCACCTGCTGGTGCTTCAAAACATTCCATGCTACCTGTTAAGATTGTACCATTTCTAGCAGCAGTTATTTGACCAATGTGACAAACTAAAGCAGTTCCATTAACACCAATGATGTCAGCACCACCAGTTGATCTCAAACCAGTTAAGTCAATTAGAATTCTTGTTGTAATTATACCACCAACTCTTTGAACAGAACTTCTGTAGATAGTTCCAGA